TTAAATAAGAAAAATGATACCAGAAATATTTGATATACTTAGTGGACAAGTAGTAATTAATCATAATTGTCTTTCTATCCCAGAGTTAAAAGCAGTACATGATAAGTATAAAGATCCTATACCAGCTTTTAATTTTTTGCATTATATGTATTCCCAAAAAGGCCCGTATTGTAATACTCCTGAAGATGATAAAGAAGAAGTTCTTCTTACTGATTTCCCTGGAGAGTATACTCTTGAAGATGAGGAAATGATTAAAGCCATGGAAAAACTTGAGAGTTTTATTATGACTACATCATACAGATACTATTTAGACAATAAATACTTACTAGAAAAACTAGGTAAGTTTGCAAGATCTACAGCTATTACATCAGGAAGAGATGGAAACTTAACAGCCCTTAATGCCCAGGCCAGATCAACAGGTAAGACTTTAATGGAGTTTAAAGTAATGGAAAAAGAAATTCAGAAAGAAATTGATGAAAACAAAACCAGAACCAGAGGAGATAAACGTAAAGCATATGACCAATAATTATGGATGTATATAAAAGAGTTCCTACTTGGGATAATGGATTCTGGGTTTATACAGATTTCAATACACATGAAGAGTTTACTGAATTTGTAATTTCTTTATTTAAAGAACCAGGTAAGTATGAGTTTGATGAAACAACACTTGAGTTTAATGCTCAGGCTAGAAAATATACTGAACTAAAACATTTTTGCCCAGCTGTTGAAGGCTCACTGGATTTCAGAAGATATTGGGATGGAGAAAAAGAAAAATGCAGACAAGGTGTTATATTTAAAAACAAAGGTAAGACTTGGTACATGCCTCGGGAATACTACATGTGGGTAAACTTTCTTCCTATTAATGATAAAATGAAGAAAAAGTTTGATTTCCCTTTAGTATGGGATACTCAATATCATATGGCCCTGTATGAAACTTTAGCAGAATTACATTACGTACATGCAGCCATCTTAAAGAAAAGACAGATAGCTTCTTCATACTTTCACTGTGCTAAAATGATTAATCTAATATGGTTTGAAGAAACACCTATCATTAAGATGGGTTCAGCCATTAAAGATAAAATAAATGAAAAAGGTTCTTGGAAATTCTTGGATGAATACAAATCATTCTTAGATTCTCAGACAGCATGGTACCGGCCAATGAATCCAGGTAAGATTTTAATGTGGCAACAACAGATTGAAGAAGAGGTAAATGGTAGACCATCTCTTGTTGGTAACAAAGGAAGTATTCAAGGGATGACATTTGATAAAGATGCATCAGCAGGTGTGGGTGGACCTTGTACTTTATTCTTTTATGAAGAAGCAGGTATTGCTCCAACAATGGATATAACATTAGAGTTCTTATTCCCGGCCATGCAACAAGGTATGATTACAACTGGTTTATTTATAGCAGCTGGATCAGTAGGTGAACTAGATAAATGTAAGCCACTTGAACAATTAATTAAGTATCCAGAAATTAATAGTATTTATGCAGTTGATAGCAGGTTAATTGATGATAAAGGAACACCAGGTAAAACTGGTTTGTTTATTCCTGAACAATGGTCTATGCCTCCTTACATTGATCAATATGGTAATTCTTTAGTAGAAGAGGCACTTAAAGCACTTGATGAATTATATACCAAATGGAAGAAAGAACTTGAACCGGCCAAATATCAGTACAGGATCTCCCAAAGACCACGTAACATTGCTGAAGCTTTTGCTTTTAGAACAATCTCTAAATTCCCAACACATTTACTTGCTGCACAAAAAAGAAGGATTGAAGATAAAGATTATGCATATGAATTCCTGGATGTGGAAAGGAATACTGAAGGTATTGCTTCATTTAAGAATACCAATAAGCTTCCAATAACAGAATGGCCAATAACCAAGAACACTGAGGATAAAACTGGATGTGTTGTTGTATGGGAAAGGCCTGATGTTGGATCTGAATGGGGTACTTATTATGCATCTATTGACCCTGTCTCAGAAGGTAAAACTACAACATCAGATTCATTATGTTCTATTTACATCTATAAAAATCCAGTAGAGGTAACCAAAGTAAGTAAAACTGGCAGCATAGAGAATTATATTGAAAGGGATAAAATAGTAGCAGCATGGTGTGGCAGATTTGATGACATTAATAAAACCCATGAAAGATTGTCTATGATGCTTGAAATTTATAATGCTTGGGCAATTATAGAAAATAACATATCTTTGTTTATTGGTTATATGATAGGTAAAAAAAGACAAAGATATTTAGTACCTAAAAACCAAATTGTATTTCTTAAAGATATTGGTTCAAACCAAAATGTTTATCAAGAATATGGTTGGAAAAATACAGGAACTATATTTAAAGCCCATCTCCTTAGCTATCTTATTGAATTCCTTAAAGAAGAACTTGATACAGAGACTAAGGAAGATGGCACTATTGTAAAAATAATGTTTGGTGTTGAAAGGATTCCTGATCCAATGGCCATTGTTGAAATGGAAGGTTATGATGATGGGGTCAATGTGGATAGGCTAGTAGCATTAGCAGCACTTATAGCATTTGCTAAATTACAACAAGCAAACCGTGGATACAAGAAAAGACTTGATGATCAGAGTGATAAAAACTTGCATAAGTCAGATAATTTGTTTAAATTAAAGGTAAACGCTTTTACACATATTGGCATGGGTAGAAGGAATAGTGGTAAGAGACCACCAAGAACAGGATTTAAAAACTTAAGATAAAATGAAGGTACTAAATGCAATGCAGCTTAAAGCTGGAGCTAAGTCTGAATATAACCGTATGGGTAGTATTACCCAACCTATTCAATTTATTCCACGTGAAGAAAAAGATGAAAACTGGACTGCCTGGAATCTTGACTGGTTGGAGTGGAATGGTCTTAAGCAATTAAGAAGGAATGCTAGAAGGTTAATGAAGAATTATAAATTAGCCAAAGGGATAATTGATAAATCAGATTATATTGTTGAAGAAGATAATGAAATGAGAGACCTTGTTGATACATTAACACAAGAAGATATCTCAGCATTGGAACTTAAGTTTTATCCTATTATTCCAAATATTATTAATGTTCTTGTAGCTGAATTTGCAAAAAGAAATACTAAGGTTACTTTCCGTGGTGTAGATGAGTTTTCATATAATGAACAACTTGAAGCAAAAAATCAACAAGTAAGTGAAGTATTACTTGCACAAGCTCAACAAAAATTATTGACTAAGCTTATTGAAGCTGGTCAAGATCCAAATGATCCAGAAATACAGGAACAGTTACAACAACAAATGGATCCTGAAAACCTTAAAACTCTTCCAGAAATACAAGGATTCTTTAATAAGGATTACCGTAGTGCAGCTGAGCAATGGGCTTCTCATCAATATGAAGTGGATAATGACAGGTTTAATATGGATGAACTTGAAGAACGTGGTTTTAGAGATTCATTAATTACTGACAGAGAGTTTTGGCATTTTAGAATGGATGAAGATGATTATGAAGTTGAATTATGGAATCCAGTTTTAACCTTTTATCATAAGTCACCAGAAGTAAGATATATCTCTCAAGGAAATTGGGTTGGTAAAATTGAAATGATGACAGTGGCTGATGTAATAAATAAGTATGGATACATTATGACTCAAGAACAACTTGAATCATTAGAGGCCATATATCCTGTAAGATCAGCAGGTTATCCTTTACAGGGATACCAAAATGATGGGTCTTATTATGATGCTACTAAATCTCATGAGTGGAATACAGAAATGCCATCTTTAGCATACAGACAATTTACATCAATGTGGGATAATGCATTACACGGAGGAGATATTGTAAACTGGTTAAATGGCCAAACAGAAGATTACACTGATATGGGTATGGCATTCTTGTTACGTACAACAACAGCATATTGGAAATCACAACGTAAACTTGGACATCTTACAAAAATTGATGAGGCTGGTCAAGTTACAACAGATATTGTAGATGAATCATACATTGTTACAGATAAACCAATGTATAATAACACTCTAATTAAAAACAAAACAAGAGACACTGTTATATTTGGAGAACATATTGATTGGATCTGGATTAATGAAGTTATGGGTGGTGTAAAGATTGGACCTAATCATCCATCTTTCTGGGGTATGAATAACCCAGGTGGTATTAATCCTATGTATTTAGGTATCCAACAAAATAAAATTGGCCGTTTAAAGTTTCAATTTAAAGGTGATAACTCACTTTATGGTTGTAAATTACCTGTAGAAGGTTCTGTATTCTCTGATAGAAATACAAGATCCACAGCAATGATTGATTTAATGAAGCCATTCCAAATTGGATACAACATTGTAAACAATCAAATAGCTGACATCTTAGTAGATGAACTTGGAACTATTATAGCTTTTGACCAGAATGCATTACCAAGACACTCTATGGGTGAAGACTGGGGTAAGAATAACTTGGCCAAGGCTTATGTAGCAATGAAAAATTTTCAAATGTTGCCGTTGGATACAACTATTACCAATACAGAAAATGCATTAAACATGCAACATTTCCAGGTAATGAACCTAGAACAAACTAACCGTATGTTATCCAGGATTCAGTTGGCTAATTATTTTAAAGGCCAGGCTTTTGAAGTAGTAGGTGTAACACCACAAAGATTGGGTCAGCAAATAGGACAAACTGATACAGCTAAAGGAATTGAGCAGGCCGTTACAGGATCATATGCTCAAACAGAAATGTACTTTATACAACACTCTGATTACTTAATGCCCCGGGTTCACCAAATGAGAACTGACTTGGCACAATATTATCAGTCAACAAAACCTTCATTAAGGTTACAATATATGACATCCAATGATGAAAAGGTAAACTTTGAAATCAATGGTACTGATTTATTATTACGTGATATTAATGTATACTGCACAACTAAAGCTAATCACAGAGCTATTATTGAGCAAATGAAACAACTTGCAATAAACAATAACACATCAGGAGCAAGTATTTATGATTTAGGTAACATTATGCAAGCTAATACGTTAGGTGAACTAGGTCATGTATTAAAACAAACTGAGGCCAAAGCTAATGCTATTAGACAAGAAGATAACCAGCATCAACAACAAATGCAACAAGATCAACTTGCAGCTATTGCCCAAGATAAGAAGATGCAAATGGATTATGAGTCAATGGAGAAAGAAAAAGACAGAAGACGTGACTTACTGGTTGCTGAAATTAAATCAGCTGGGTTTGGTGCTATGCAGGACATTAATAAAAATAATCAATCAGATTATATGGATGCTTTAGGTCAAATACAGCAATCATCTGAGTTTCAAGAAACTATGAGCATGCATAGAGTTAAGGAAGACAATAAGGTTATAAACAATAATGAAAAGATTAATTTAGCTAAACAAAAACTTTCAGCTGAAATGGAGATGAAACAAATGGATGTTCAAATAGCAAAAGAGAACAAAAATAAGTATGATAATAAATCAAATAATAAAAAGAAAAAATAGTTTTAGCCATATAATGCAATAAATTATTATTTTATTTTATTTATGTACAAATTTTTAAAGTTTAATTACATATTTTTGCTTATATTATAATAATAAGTCAGTTATTTAAACCAACAATAAAAGACCATGAGTACAGAAAACACAAAAGATACCACAACTGTAAAGGAAGTGGAAATGGATTTAGAAGATATAAATAGTCTTCTAGCAATACCAGGAGCAGAAAATGTAATGATAGCAACTCCTGCTGATAATGTCTTCACTAAAAAAACTGAAGACAGGACGTTCCTTGACAATCCTAATAAGGATGATGAAGATGAAAAAGATGAAGATGGTAAAATTAAGCCAATTTCAAAAACTGATGCAAATAATGCACTTGATGTAATTGTTAATGAAGATCTTGATTCTGATGATGATTCAGATTTTCAAAAAACAGCTGGAAGATCAAAGATTGACAAAAGTGGTTTAGCTGAGTTAACCAAAAAATTAATTGAAGAAGGTATTATAATTCCTTTTGATGATGAAAAACCTTTGGATAAATTTAGTCAAGCTGATTTTGAAGAGCTAATTAAAGCTAACTTTTCTGAAAAGGAAAAGAAAGTTAAAGAGGAAATCCCTATGGAATTCTTTGATTCTTTACCAAGAGAGTTACAATTTGCAGCAAAGTATGTAGCTGATGGAGGACAAGATTTAAAAGGTCTGTTCCAAACTCTAGCTCAAGTAGAAGAGTCAAGACAACTTGACCCTGATGATGAAAGAGACCAAGAAGTAATTGTACGTAATTATTTACAAGCAACAAGATTTGGTACAGCAGAAGACATACAAGAAGAGATTGAAGCATGGAAAGACCGTGATGAATTGGGGAATAAAGCTGCAAAGTTTAAACCTAAGTTGGATGCAATGGAAGAAAAGGTTGTAGAACAAAAGTTATTACAACAAGAACACATTACAAAACAACAACAAGAACAGGCACGTGAATACATGGATAACATATATAATGTGTTGGCACCGGCAAATATAAATGGTATAGCATTGGATAAACGTACACAAAGCATGTTATATGCTGGATTGATACAACCAAATTATCCATCAATAACTGGTAAGAATACAAACTTGTTAGGGCATTTATTAGAGAAGTATCAATTTGTAGAACCTAATCATGGATTAATAGCAGAAGCACTTTGGTTACTTGCTGATCCAGATGGTTATAAAAACAAAGTAAGGGACATTGCAGTAAAAGATAATGTTACTAAAACTGTAAGAGCTCTTAAAACAGAAGAATCTAAAAAAATATCTTCAGCTGTTGAACATGATAATGAAGATGTAAAAAAACCAACAGGTAAAACAATTAAAAGATCAGAACCAAATTTTTTCAAAAGATAACACAAACAACAAATAATTATTAACTAAATTTTAAAACACAATGGCAACTCCAGTATTAAACAATGGTATATTCCTACGTGATACGAACTACAATGCTAGTTCACATGTAGATTCATACCACATTACAAACATGTTAAAGAATGCAGAACCAATGGATTTAGGTCCTGTGGACATCTGGGCTATGGCTCAAAAGGTTGAAATGCCTCTTTACCAATTATCATCTTTTGGTGGTAAAAACATCATTAACGTGGACAATGCACGTGGTGAGTACAAATGGCAAACTCCTGTTTCTCAAGAGCTTCCATACATTATTGAAGACATTGAACCACAAAATGCTACAAAAGGTATTGATGGTACAACCTTCAAAATTAAAATTAACCGTAGAGAATTTGGCCACGGTGATATCATTACTTATGATAAATACAATGGCTGTGAGATGTATGTAGTACCTACTGAAGATGTTCTTCCAATGGGTGATGCATTTATCTACACTGTACAGTTAGTAAACAATGACAACTACAAATTCTTGGATAACAAGTATTTGGCAAATGGTACTAAGATCTTCAGAAAAGGTTCTGCAAGAGGAGAGTATGGAGAAAGATTCTCTGACATCCAAACACGTGCTGGTTTCCGTGAATTCTACAACTTTGTTGGAGGTTCTGAAGCACATGTTCATTATTCTGTATCTAGCCGTGCTGACCTTATGGTTAAGGGTGGTTTAAATGCAGATGGTACTATTCCAGTAACTGAAATCTGGAGAAACTTTGATAAAAATGCTGATCCTTCAATTACTAAAATTGAAGAAATGGTATCTGTAATGGGTAAAGATTATGTGAAAAAAGCTGTTGCTAATGGTTCTTTAACACGTACTTTCTTAACTACTATGGAGTCTGCTCACTTGACTAAAATTGCTTCTGACATTGAAACCTACTTAATGTGGGGTCATGGTGGACGTGTTAAGCAAGATGGTCCAGATGATATCCGTATGTCAGTAGGTTTATGGAAACAATTGGATAACTCTTTCAAACGTGTTTATAACAAGTCTCAATTTTCTTTGGAATTATTCAGAGGTGAATTGTATAACTTTTATGCTGGACGTGTTGAATTCCAAGGACCAGATCCAAAACGCTCATTAATTGTACAAACAGGTATGGGTGGAATGAGAATGGTAAATGAGGCTATTAAACGTGAAGCAGCAAATTCACAACTTATTATCCAAGCTTCTCAAAATGCAGGTATTGGTGCAATTACTGGAACAAATGCAATGGACTTGAATTATGGTTTTGCTTTCACTAGCTACGTAATTCCTTTCTTAGCAAATGTTAAGTTTGTACTTAACCCAGCTTTTGATAACTTACATACTAATGATATTGAAAATCCAATCATTGATGGTCATCCACTTAGCTCTTACAGCTTTGTTATCTTTGACATTACTGATACAGGAAATGACAATATCTTCATGTTAAAATTATCTTGGGATAATCAATTGAAATGGTGGTACCAAAATGGTACTATGGATTACATGGGAAGAACACAAGGATTCCAATCATCTGGAAACTTTAACGGTTACCGTGTATACATGAGCCAAACAATGCCAGCTATTTGGGTTAAAGATCCAACCAAGGTGTTGAAAATTGTTATGAGAAATCCAATTACTGGAGGAAGTTTCTAGTATATTTGTATCCGGGGAGAAGGTTTTTCATATTTTCCTTCTCCCCACATGGATACCTTTCCCCAGTGATATTGTATCATCTGAGTTCATTACTCTAACTGGGGACCATTAAAGATTACCCTTTTAAAATTAAACCAACTAAACCAAACCAACATGTCAACAAAATTATCAATTGTAGAATTACCATTAGTAAGTAAAACTGGTGCTATTTCAGTAAAACCGTTCTTTGACCCTGAAGCAACTAATCTTGGATTAGAAAAATATGGGATGTCTTTATTTGATGGAGTATTTCATGAAGAGCAATTAGCTTGTATTGAAATGAATGGCATCAGAAGATATGTTACCGGCCTTAATGAATTTGCACCAGATGTAAAACTAATAGTAGATAAAGATCAACGTGAAGCTAAAATTAAAGAAATTAGAACTGTAATTTCACAATTAGAAAGAGATTTAGCAGCTAATGTAGTAGATCCAGAAGATCCAGATTTTTGGAACAAAATTAAAATGTGTAATCCTAATAATGATGAATTATGGAGTAAGATTACAATGAGATGTGGAAATGCCCCGGTATTTCTTGAACCAAAACTTAGTCCTTATGATTTAATTAAATTATATGCAATTGAAGCAGGTGGATTTTCTTTAATAGGTAAAAGCTATGAAGATGCTAGATCAAGATCACAGTCACCTAAGTTTTACTTAGACAAATACATTGATACTGTTTCTACTAAAACAGAAGTTACTAAACTTAGAAACAAAGCAATTTCTGAGTTACAGAAATTATTTGATAAGAATATAAACAAATTAGTGTTAGTAGCAAAAGTTGTTGATGCTAATAGTGTTCAATATAAAAAATCTACACCAAATGATATTGTTTATGATAACATGGACAAGTTCATTACAGGCCAAGGAATTGAACACAACTTAAAACGTGCAGCTGAATCTTTTATACAAACAGTTGCTTTAGATATGGAAACACTATCTCTTAAAGCATTGATTAAAGATTCATCATTTTATAAATTGATTATGCCAAAATCTGATGGATTTATTTATCATATGGCAACAAATACAATGATGGGACGTAACAGTTCTGATTGTATTGAGTTTTTAAAGAATGCATTAAATGATAATGTATTAATAGATCTTAAAAAAGAAACTGATAAACACTTTAATCAATAATAAAACTTAGAAATAATGGCAAAAAAATTAATGAAAGCACAAAATGGTAAGATTGTAAAATCAAAAACTAAAGCAGCAGAGTTTTCAAAAGATTCAGCAAATCTTGATAGAGACTATAAAATTTTTACCAATAAAAAAGGAACAATAGTTAACTATAATAAAGCAGAAGATAATATTAATAATACCATGGATAAATATGGTAGACAAGAAGTTAGTAAAATGGGTCCTGTTGGTAAAACCATAGCTAAAAATAAACCTGATATGTTTAGAAAAACAGGTGGTACAATTAAAAAGTACCAGCCAGGTGGAGCTAAACTTAAACAGGCTGTAACAGATAGTACCCAAGCTAAATCTTCTTATGATCGTGAATATAACAAACGGTTGAATGACCCTAATAGTGAACCTTTTAGAAAAGAAAGACTAGAATATTATCAAAGAAAGTTTGATAAACCAGGAGAAATTAGGAGTAAAATACCCGTTAAAAAATCTAGTGGAGCTACTAAAAAAACTGTACCAGGTAATGCATCATTTCCAAGTATGACAAAAAAAAGTGTTGGTATAACTAGAATTGGTAA